TTGTTGCCGGGCTATCTAAAAGGAAATAAGGCACACTAATCCTAGCGCCAACTGGAAATGTATAACCAATTGCGTTGCCCGGAGTTTGAACAACCGAGCTATCTCGCATTATCCGAAGATATACATATCCGCTGGCGTTGCTTTGATGGCAAACATTATGTCCACACACCAATATTTTATTAGACGAAGATGTTGGAGTAATCGTGCCAGAGCCAATAATTACAGTTTGCCCAGAACCAATAGTAACAGCAGTAGAGTTAGAAAACGCCGGAGAGCCTTGCCCCACGCCATACGCTACTGTTTGAACCACATGACCCGGAATCTGCACACCGTTGCCGATGGTCTTCTGATTTACTGTGTCTACAAATAATGTTGACATGTTTTTATCCTATTTAAAACAGTTTAGCGGCGTACAAGAACGTATTGTTCAGACCCACTACAGAAGAAGATGTGCCTGACGCCTTGTCACAAAATGCTATTAAGCCAAAGTAATCGCCAGTTGATACCTGACCTATCCAAGTTCCACCCATGCTTATTGATTCACCTTCTCCGCCATTATAAAATTTACGGTCAGTTTGAATTGCAGAGCCGTTTTTTGAAAGATGACATTGCATATTATCACCATCCGAAGCCGTAACCATAACTGACCAAGAAATTATAAAATATGAATTGTTAAACGCTGATGTAATTAGCAGTCTATCGTTAGTTGCATCATAAAGACTGTGAGTATCTGTAACAGAAGTCTGTAACGGAATTACAGTATCAGAGTTATCTGGAATAGTTACGCTACTACTGTTATACATTACAGATAAAACAGCAGTAGATGACACAACTCCATTGCTATCAATCGTTAAGGCGGATGTTCCCGCCACGTTGTTTATTGCGTCTACATTTAATATCGAAGCCATCTGCGCCTCACAGTATAGTTAAGTTGCCGTTGACTGTAATGGTCGTTGACGGGTCTATTGTCAGCGGACCAATAGCCAAAGCATTCTTTGTTGCGCCAATCGTGGTGTCTTCGTCCACAGTTTGTCCGTTAGTACGAAATACTGCGGTGTCTACCGTTGTGTTGGTTGTCTGAAACTGCGGCGCGGTAATCTCAGCCGCGAATGTGCCGCCACTAGACTTACTCACTGTATCAGTTACAGTAAACGCACGATAGGCGCGGATGACCAATTCATCGTTTAACGCCGCCCCTGATGCCAGTGTAATGGTGTCGCCATTAGATGGTGTGAAGTCAGACGTATCGAGATGCACACCATTTAGATATACATCCACATCATTCCCACTAAAGGCTAAAATAGCGCCCGCATTGTCCGCGCCAGTAAATGCTGTCTGACTTGCGGTAGCCACATACTTGAACAACTGCATGGCATAGCTTGTAGGCTGGTCCACAGCGCGCCCAAAGAACCTTACAGTAATCACATCTCCGTTAGCAGGCGCGGCAGAGAATGTAAGTGTGTTGCCTTGTGCTGTGTAAGCGGCAGATACCCCCGGCTCCTGAACCACGTTACCAATGGTCACAAGTAATGCCTCGCCGCTCACAATAGACTGGGCAAGGGTGAACGCAGTGGCGCTCCCATTTCCCGTAAAGGTCTGGAAGGTTATGTCGCCTACATTTGGGTCTATTCCTATATATGCCATTATGGTTTCTCCGGCCACACAACATCGTCTAATGATGCGTAGTTCCGTGGCACATCTCGTAATGCTTGGCGATAATCAAGTTGAGCTTGCGTAGCGGTCCTGTCCGGAACAACCATCCAGTCCGAAGCCGCCAATCGTCTATCGCGCTCTTCCCGCAAAAACCGCAAAGGCTTTTCCGTAACAAGCGCGTCCATCTTTGCGAAAATTTCACCCCAAGTGACACCAAAATCTGCGGGGTCGGTACTCTCAGTAGCAATACCGTTTTCATCTGCGCCAGTGAGTTTTACAAAAGACGAATTAAACTCCGCTTCAGTTGTAGGTTCGCCTTCTAATTTATAATTCTCAACGCCCAAAGCAATTAGCGCATCGGAAACAAATACATTACTCATTGGCGTATCTCCGTTGCGACAATATGAACAGGTGCTGTCCAACCCCAGTTACTATTGTTACCGTTTGAGTGGCAGAACAATGTGTTGTTTAAACCTTCACTGCTGTAATAAAAGCCATAGGTGCAGGCACTCGTAGTGCTAGGTTCATCGACACCAATTAGAGTGTATTGATTTTGGTCATTTACATCATAGCCGTTGTTGCTTCTAGCAAAAGCCGACTGCATTAAGTTACGATTATTTAAAGCACCGCCTGTTGTGGAAAAGTCATGATATGTGCCGCTAACCAACCGGAAAGGCTTAAACCCGAACAAAATGTTTGCCGCCCCCGTTGGGTTAAACGGAATGGCGTAAGTTACAACAATTTTACTGTTAGAAAACTTAGGCGTGAAGATTAGGCGAAAGTTGGTATGAACCTCAGTCCAATTGTTAACTGGGTTTATTGTCATGTATGTAACAGTGCTTCTGACCGCTTGCTGGACAATACTACCAGCACCGCCCGTCACATACCCCGCCGCAGTAAGATTACCGTCAAAATCAACAGAAACATTCCCGCCACCCGCAGTTTGGGCATCGTTTAGCATTCTCCAATAGGCTTTATCCCCAGACATAAACCAGTTCATAGTCTTTCTATCTGTTGACTGGTTTGTATCTACAAGTGACATCTCAGCACCCGCGCCATAAACTTCAAAGTCTCTCAAAGGCGCATCACGACCCACACCAACACGATTGTTAGTGCCGTCTACAACAAGAACATCAGTGTCGATAGCTATCGAGTCCGGCATACTTGCTGATTGAATTTTACTAATCGGCATCTATTCAGCCTCTAAAATTGCCATATCATTTCTTAAAACAGAAATTTGGTCTTCGATAGATTGAAGTGTTGCTATTGCATCAGCATTACCGAGAATAGCGTTTCTCATTACCCGCAAATCTTGACCTTGAATTTCTAACTTATGTATCTCAGCAAGTTTTTCTGAATACTGTTCAAATTCTAAACTGTCTATTTCTAAAGACATATTATATCCTCTCGCAACGTATTGATATGTGATACCAAGCGGGTGACGTTCCACTAAGTATAATTCTTGCACCAATCCTGTTATTACTGCTTGCGGCAAAGCTATTATTTGCAAGAAAAGAAGTTAAACTATGAACATTGGTTCCTGTTCCAATACTAAGGTTTCCAGTAGTGGAACCATCTTTTAGTATTGCAACTGTTGCAGAGCCGCTTGTAAGCGCACTGTTAACATAAACCTTTAACTCTTTAATTTTAAAATTACACGGCGCAAGGGTATTGATTAATGAGGCGTCAGTGCTAGTCAAAGCGCCGTTTTGATAATACGTCCCTGTTCCTGATGGTGGAAATGAAGGGTTAAATGTCATAACAAAATCAGTACCAAGAACATCTCCAGCCGAAGTGATTTGCATTGCTTCAGTCTTAGAACCAATCGCACCTGTGCTAAAAGTGGTTTCACCATTGTGCAGTTGCAGAAACGAGTTATTTCCACTGCTGTCTTGAACCGCAAACAACGAAGTAGTAGCCGCGCGACTTGCACCACTTCTTACAACGAGACCGCCACCACTATTACCCACGATGTTTTGCGGGTCAGGGCGACCTATACCTACGTCTCCGTATGACGTAATACGCATACGTTCTGTGTCGTCAGTTAAAAATGTAGTATTTCCCGCAAAGGCATTGCCAAAAGCAATAGTGCCTTCGTAACCTTTTACATATTGTGTTCCAGAGCCAGAACCACCCATAATAATATAATTGCCACCTCTAGACACACGCACAGCATTACCTGTTGTGGCTTCTTCAACGTGCAGGGTTTCACTAGGCGTTATAGTATTAATGCCAATCCGATTGTTTGCGCTGTCTACATACAGTGTGTTGGTGTCAACAGTCAGGTCGCCGCTGAACGTACCTGTCGTAGCAGAGATTGCGCTATTAGGGTCCGTCTCTAACCGTGTTGTAACCTCTGCCAGCCCACGATAAACCACATATACATTGCTTGTCCCAGCGGAGGGCGCGGCATCAAATGTCAGAGTTGAGCCTGTGGCTGTGTAAGACTTACCAACACCCGGCTCCTGCTGAATGTTATTAACAAACACCTCAAGGTCTTCGGATACATTAACAAGGCGGTTCAAAGTGAACACAGTCTGTGAGCCAGTACCATTAAAATACTGGCTAGTCGGGCTTGCTAGTGTCTGCGATGGCTTATTTCCTATATATGACATTAGTTCGCCTCCAATGAAGTTACTCTAGCAGTCAATGCTTCAATAGCGGCTTGCTGTTCTTGTATGGTAGCCACCAGCAACGGCACTAGCTTGCTTTGGTCAATCCCCTGCATAACAGCGTTACCATCGTCATCCACCGCATCTTTCGTGCCTGTAATTGCTTCTGGAACAATGTCCTGAACCTCATGCGCCAAGAAGCCATCAACAGTGGTATCAGCATCTGCAATAAAATTAAACCGTACAGGATTGAGTTGCTTCAGTCTGTCCGTTGCACCAGTAATATCGGTGACGTTTTCTTTGAGGCGGTAGTCTGAGGATGTGTTGTAAGTTGTTGTTGTGCCATTGGTGCCAATATAGCCAACTTGTGTGGCATTATATCTGAAAGCAATTAAACCACCTGATGTTGAATTTAGTTTGTTAATCTGGAAAGTGTTATAAGCATCAGAAGCTATTTCACCTCCGTTATCTTCCCCAAATGAACAACCCCCAACCGTTCCAGATGAGATGTTTGAAGGTGAAGCGTTTGTTGTATTAACTAAAAGGCGACCAGCCGATGTCAGGCGCATTAACTCATTTGTTGTAGCGTCACTTGCATTATGACCCCACAGAAACACTTCACCGCCATTGTTATCTTTATCCATAACAAATTGAACTGAACCGTTACTGGCTAATATTCCACCGCTGAAATCAATGTTGCCAGTGACATTAATTCCGCTGGCTGTGGTTTCGACCTTCTTTGCATTGCTGTGATATAAGTCTACAGACCCGCCTATGTTGAAACTACCTAAAACCTCGCCATTGCCTCTAAGCATCTTAATGGCTGTGCCGTTTGTGCTGAGTTGTAGATTGCCTGTTCCAGCGTCAGAAACGTAACTGTGAGACGCATCATGGTAAATCTGCAAGTCATTGCCAGCGCCGAACTGCGCCTTGTCGTTGTCGCCGAAGTTGATGTTGTCTGTAGTGTCTAGTTGATTTGTGCCAATGGTAGACAGCGCCATTATGTAATCTCCAGAATAGACATAGCCACATCAGCCGCTGACGCCTGACTTGCGGTCACTTTCAATACATCCGATGAGTTCATTACAATCTTCTGGTCGCCGCCGCAGGCCACCAAAGAAGAGCCGACTGGTACAATTGCGCTTTTCACAATATATACATTGTCACCATCAGCGTTCTCCAATTGAACATCTACGGTGATAGACACTGTCAATATGTTGGAAACATTTAGTCCGATAATAGTTGTCTCTGTTGAGGCGGGGCAAGTATATATAGTCGCTGGGCTTGTCCCTACCGCAGTATCTGTAAATGTCTTAAATGCGTTTGCCATCTCTTACCCCAATGCAATTGCAAATGCCAAGCTGTTGTCGGTGAAGTTCACC